TGATGTTCGGCACTGCCGATGGCGTTTACGAAGCTACTGAACGGGCCTTTCAACAAGAAACCGGCATCGCCGATCTCAGACGATCACCTATGGTTGCGGAGACCCCCGTTCTTTGGCTTGGTGACTTTATCGGAACAAAGAGGACGCACACTCTGGTTCTACAAGCCACGGGTAAAGGACGTTTTTTCATCGACGCAGTTGACGAAGATGACCGTCCTATGGGTTCAATCGAAGTAAACTTGGATCGCCTACCGGGTGATCCTCATTGGGGCGATGCCCCTTTGAAATCCGACTTCACATTTCCATTCAATCACCTGTTTCGTGGCGTTCGTCTTCGCTTCCGAACAGAAGAACAAGATGTAGATAGCGAAGTCACTATCATCTCGTTCGCTTTTCTAATGCACAAGGAGCGCTAAAATGGCCCGTCTAAAGGTTCTATATCCCGGCAACCACACGTCCAGCGGCAACATCGGCGCAGACATCGAGAACATTGTTCGTTACCTTAACTCTTCTGAGTTGGGCGACAGTACACTCGCGGAGTTGATGCGTAAGCTATTCGACAACGACGGTATCCTCCAGGCTCCAGTTGATTTGCGTAACGACCCCATTCAAGGTTTGCAGTATCGCGTCGGTGAATACACTGAAGCCGAACAAGGCTGGCAAGCTCTGGCAACCGTAGCTGATATACGAGGCGCGGCTGGTAGCGACGTGGGTACAATCGGCGCCCCACTGTTCTCTGCCCGCCAAGATGTAGTTATCGATGCTGCTGATGAAAACGGCGACGTTGCCTATTCAGCGGGTGCAGTGACCTTTAACTTCATACACGAGGCGTCAGACGCTATCGTAGTATATCTTAACGGCGCGTTGCTTGCGGCAGCAGACTACACCAGCGATCCGACTTCGAATACTGTGACGTTGAACGATGCCACTGAAGGCGATGACCTGGTTACAATATACAAGGTCCAAAGTGCCAACGACAGTGGGTTCACTAGACAGGACGTAGCCGCAGGGCAATCTCAGGCGGTGTTCCCGTTCGTTCACAATGCAGACCAAAAAGTTTTGGTTTACCGCAACGGTGTATTGCAGCGCTCCGGCGGTACAAACGATTACACTCAACAGCCCGCCAACTCGACGATCACGTTTACGAGTGCTTTGGTCGAGAATGATCTTGTGACATTCATCATTGTCGAAGACACTTCTCAGGTTCGGGTATCTGGTTTGATGACGGAGGATAAGTTCACCAACTCAGATGGTCTTATTCCTTATCAAAAGCTGGCCGTACAGGATGCTGAAATTCCACGCGCTAAGGTTGAAGGTGTAACTGAACTTCTCGCCAACCGTGGCCGCGTCTACGTTTCGGCTTCTGAGCCTACGACGGCAAACGCAGGAGACTTCTGGGTAGATACCGCTTCGTCTCCCAATGTTCTCAAATTCTACAATGGTACGGGTTGGCTCCTTACTTCCCCTGACACAGGCATCCCCGCGTTTGGAACTACGAACGCCCTCCAGTTTTTGCGTATTAACTCTACGGGCGGTGGTCTCGAGTTTGCTAACGTAGACTTTACTGCTGTAGTTCCAAAAACTTACATCGGAGCAGCCGACGGCGTAGCGGGTCTCGATAGCACCGGGCGGCTTCCAATCGCGCAGTTACCCGACACCTTCGCCACTCGTTCGTTCTTCTTCAAGCAGACTGGCTCCGTAGGTAACGGCGCCTACACTATCACTCGTGCGTTTAAACAGAACGTAAGGATTGACGCTATCGCAGCTAAGTCCACTTCGGGCACTGCGAACATTCAGATGAAGATTAACGGCATCAATGCTGGTGACGTTATTCCGGTCAGTTCCGCTCTTACCGAGCAAAACCTATCCGCATCCATTGCTATCGACGCAACAACTACTTCCCGTGAGGTGGCTTTCGAAGTTACATCCGCAAGCTCCCTCACTGATATTGAGGTAACGCTCGCGGCGGTTATCACCAACGTCTAAGATAGGGGCACCTAATGTCACAAGACCTAAGCCCACAGCAAATGCAAGCTATCGCCAAGCATATGTCCGAGATGGGCAGGAAGGGCGATAGCCAGCTAATACACGTTATGCCTGAGGAGATTGAGTTCCTTGAGAAGATTGGCGGTGCAGGCACCGTCAATCCTCAAACGGGCTTGAAGGAGTTCAACACCACTCAGGACAAGATCAATTCTGCGCTCAAGGAGAGTGGTGGAGAGTGGACTAAAGAGGTCAATGACCTTGCAAAGCAACGAGATGCTGAAAAGGGTCAAACGTACAACTCTAGTACGAAGACCTATACGTCCACTTCCAGTAGCAATAACAGCTCGAGCAGCAACAACAGCTCGAGTAATTCCAGTAACAATGACAGCGGTTCTAACACTATCCGCCAAAGTTTCGCCAACCTGTTAACCCCCGGTGACGGAATGGTTTACGAGAATGGTGTTCTCGTGAACTCCGGTGGCCAACGCATTAACAATAACACGTCTTGGCAGGACGCGGCTAACTTATCGACGCCCAATGATGGCAAGCAATATGTCAACGGTCAGTTGGTCAACGACGACAACCAGCCAGTGAACGGAAACCATGAGAATGTTTTCTCTACGGCACTGAATGTAATTGGTATGGTGGCTAACCCAGCGGCTTTTATAACGTCGAAGATCATTGGAAACGTGGCTAATTCTGTCATGGATAGCTTTAACAGCGACAGCGGTGGAAGCTCATCTTCTACTCCTAGAAGCGTCTATACTCATCCAACTGACAACGATGACGATAATCGCGGAAGCAGTTCTACTTCTACCGTTTCTGAAGTAGGTGATGGCGCCACTGATGCTACTGATACCACGGCGTCTGAAGCTGCTGAGATTTCTGGAGACTTCGGATACAGCACTGTTAGCAATTTCAGTTCGAGGCTAAACGGTTCCAGCTTGATTGAATACGACTACACTGATGGTACGGGCCAGAAGGTTGGAACGTACAATGGTAATGAAAAGCCATTTCACATTACGACTTCAGCAGAAAACTCTCGAGCCTACGCGATGACTGAGCAAGGTTCAAATATGATTGAGCAGTTAATATCACAACTGCCAAGGGACATCATGGATAAGTTGCAGGGCAACGTCTCAATGTTCACGACAGCGGATAACAAGGTCGCCCTAGTGGCTGGCGACCAACAGACGGGTCTTGTTGAAGCTACCTACGATGCAAATAAAGATGGTTACACCAACGCGATGAACGACGTGGGTGCAATGCTCGAGTATGCTCGCGTAGAGAATGACACTACCATTGACGCTGGTTACATGGGCCGTGTCGCTTCATATCAAAAGTACAAAGGCTACGAAACTCCGGGTCTGCAAATCGAAAAAAGCAGGCTGATGATTGAGTTGCAAAACTACGACCAGGGTAGCCCGCAGTATAATTCTGCAATGGCATCACTGGCATCACTGGACAGAGAAATCCAACGGCGCACTCGGGACGGTCAGGAAGTCACAACCGCATATTCCATTGACGGCGTTACTGAGCAAATCAGCCAAAGCATCAGGGACCAAGTGGCGTAAGGGACGACGTAATAATCTCGCCACCGTAAGGTCTGTGTAAGGATGGAGTTAGGAAATGAAATTGCTTTTTAGCATTTTAAGGCCACAAATTGTATTTGGTGCTGGCGGCGGTGGAGGCGGCAGTGTCAAGAAGGATCCAAAAGGGTCAGGCAATGGCCCAACGGGCTTTGCTGACCAAGCGTCTCGTATGGCCAAAAGTCAACGCCAACTTGGCGCGCCTCAACTCCCTGGGTTTGATCTTGAGGCAGGTAAAGATGTTCCAAGCGTTGCAAAGCGCGCGCCTCAGCGTGACAGTAGCCCAATCGATGCTGCTTCTGGTGGCTTTAATAACGGCTTCAATAAGTCTCCTAAACCCAACAAACAGAACGGTTACAAGTTCAAGAACATTGGCTCTCGCATAAACCCAATCACAGGGCAAAAAGAGGTTCAGTCTGTAATCATTGACCCGAATGGTAATATGAAGAAAACGGATTATGCCGATAAATTCCGTGACAGTGATAACCGAAATATCGGAATGCACCAAGGTCTCGCTGCTTCAACTGGCAAACCTCGCAACATAAAAACGAGTAGTGGCAAATTGGGCATTCTTCCAGATGGCTCGTCTATCAAGGGTGGCATCGAGTTTGACGGTCAAGGCAACACCTACAGCAGCTCCACTGGTAATGGCCTAGACCTCAGCGGCATCCGTGGTGTCGCTGAGGTTAAGACGCCTTCCTTTGGAGACCAAGGCACGAGCAAGCCCGTAGAGCTGCCGCGTAGCCCTGAGCCAAGCAACGGTGGGCGGCCTACCCCCCCGCAGCCCGGTGTCATCTTCGACGACTTCATCCCACGCAACTCAGATGGTTCGCCAAAGTACACTGCGCCAGATGGAAGTCCTCTGCGTTATCCCTACGATCCATCTACTCCAGCACGTCCAACACCGCCCCCCGGCGGTGGTAAGGGTGGTGGCACTGTAGCCCTGCCTCCGAAGCGCCCGCCAGTTCGGGCGCCGCAGCCTTTTCCGGGCATGGACGTAATAACACCAATGCCGTCGCCAGACCTTGATCCGGTTCGGCCTGATCGGCCTATGACGCCTGATCGGCCTAGAGGGCCGGTGCCTAGCCCCATCTTCGACGACTTCATCCCGCGCAACTCAGATGGTTCGCCAAAGTACACTGCGCCAGATGGAAGTCCTCTGCGTTATCCCTACGATCCATCTACTCCAGCACGTCCAACAATGCCGACGCCTCGTCAGCCCATGCCTCAGCCAGTTTTATATGGCGGTGGCAAAGGCGGTGCTGGCCCACGTCCAAGTCGTCCATCTGTTCCGGTTCCCCCTCAGCGACCAATGCCAGTGGGCCGACCTGTTTACCAACCACGGGTCTCTACGCCTGTACAATCACCTGTGCCTTATGGCGGCAAAGGCGGTGGCGCTCGCCCTTCAACGCAACAACGGCGACCACAAATGCCGTTCACTTATTATCGCCCGAAGCGATAGAAAGGTCTCATCATGTCATTTTCCGCAGAAGTTTTTGGCCCTAATACGGGCACATCAATCGCAAAGCGCAAAGAGGCTCAAGTGCTGGGCGACAAACTGTCTGAGCAAGGCCGTAACGGCGACACAATGATGGTGCACGCATCTCCGTTCACAATGAAGTTGTTGCAAGACATCGGCGGTGCGGGTTCGTTTAACCCCAAAACTGGAATGCTCGAATTTTACAACCTTGATGATACGGTCAAGAAGTACATGGGGTACTAATGTCAAAGCTACGGGATGCTTTGTCCATTTGGACGACAGACGAAACCTACAAAGATTACCATTGTGAGGTAATTGGGTGGCGTCTTATCCCGGCGCACGACAATGGAAGGCTGCGGGTCTACTACCGCGAAAGCGGCGAGCCATACGCTTTCCTAACTTACTGCTTCCTCAATGAGGATGAGGCAGAAACAATGGACTGGTGGGGCGACGAAGCCTTCAGCCGCAAAAGCGGCGATCAATTATGGGTGATCGACATGATTGCTCGCGGTGGAAAAGACGACGTTTTGGCTGTTTCAAAGGACATAAGAAAGTTCTTCCACGAGACATATCCAGGGTTCGAGACAGTCTACGCAATGAGAGGAAACGGTAGCCGCCGAGGGTGGTATCCAAATAAGGGTCTGAACACATGAACACTTTCGCACAACTGATCGGCTTGAGCAAAATTAAACCTCAAATTCTCTACGGCGGTGGCGGTGGTGGTGGTGGCGGCGGGGGCGGCGGCAACGACGATGGGCCATCTCCAGCTCCAGCTCCAACTGTCTTTAAGAATGATTACAGCGACCCTTCCAATCCGAAGCTCGATACTTCGTCGGCTGTCGCCGCGCGGCGCGACAACGACAACAATTCCAGCTCGAGCAATTCTAGCAGCTCTAATAACTCCAGCTCTCCAGCTCCAGCGGTTGTGAGTAGTCCCACGCCATCAAGCAGCGGCGGTAAGGGCGGGGGTTCCAAACCTGCGCCTAGCAGCAACGTCACAGTCAAATCTGGTCAAACACTTTCAGAGATCGCGGAAGCCAATAACACATCTGTTAAATCCATTATGGAGCAGAACAACATTAAGGACGCAAACAAAATTGCAGCCGGAGCGACCCTTAACCTTGGCAATACTACACAAGGCGCGAGCACATATGCTGGCGGTGTAGGTGCTACGCCAGTTGCGTCCAATTCCAACAGAGGCAGCGTAAACGATTACTTCGCCAAGTTGCAAGCGGCGGGCGCGGCTGACCAAAGCGGGCTAGATGCTATAGCGGCTCCTGCCACTACATCAGGTCAAGCAAGCCCTTCTGTCGTGGCTGCGGTCAACGAATACTACACGGGTGGGGCTGGCGCTGCTGGCGCAACGTCTGCCGTAGATTACAGCACTACCAACTCTGGCAACAATTATGTGGCGGCAGCTCAGGCTGATGACAATACTGGCGGTGTCGAAGGCAATAGCTTCGTAGAAGCTGCATTAGTAAACCCTTCAGCTAATCCTACTGTTTCAAATAGCGGCATAGAAGTTGGTCCCGTAACTGTACCACCTTCTACTGGATACAGCTATATAGACAATGACTTAAACGGTCTCGATAATATTGCCGAGGCAAATTTTGAAAATGACCCAGTAGGCGTATATACAGGTTTGGGCAACCTGCAAAACACTAACACAGGCAGTGTGTTTTTAACGCCGGATGCCATTCTAGGAGCGGGTGAGTACGATCAAGCCGATCAAACCCAAAACATAGATTACACAACCACCAACTCGGGCAACAACTTTACCGAAGCTGCGGAAGCCGACACTGGAAACCTTGATGCTGACGCAAGTTCTCTTAGCGCGAGTTTGACTGGTGAGGAAAACTTTAGCGGTTACGATAATGGCATATACTTTCAGAACGGTGTGCCGCTTAACGGATACCGTGATGGCACTTATTACTATAAGGGCCAAACTTATGACAACGGCGCAGATTACACTGCCGCTAAAAATGCAGACGAAGAGACAGTAATGTCTCAAGAAGTTGGCGGTACTGGCACTGGTACGGAGACTGGTACTGGTACAAATACTGGCACTGGTACAAATACTGGTACTGGTACAAATACTGGTACAAATACTGGTACAAATACTGGTACAAATACTGGCACTGGTACAAATACTGGTACTGGTACTGGGTCGGGCGATGGCGACGGTACTGTAACCAATGAAGAAGCCGAGACCGTCACCGAGGTAATCACAGGTGGCCTGGATGAGACTGATGTAGATGAAACCACCACTACGCCTTACACGGGCGCTGATGGCTTGATCTACAACGCGGATGGCACCCTCTTTGAGGGCCAGTACACCTACAACGGCGTAACATATATTCTTGCTGGCGGTATAGTTGTTGGCACAGCAGGCGTAGAGATAGACTATGATGGTGGCGGTTCGACAGCGGGCGACGGTTCGACAGGCGGTGCGTCGGGCAACGCAGATTTTGTAGATACAAACCAAGACGGTGAAATATCTCAGCTCGAGCAAGAGATCGCAAACTTACGGTCTCAGTTGGCGCAGCTCACAGGTGCATCCACTACCGAAACATCGGGGATGACGCGAGAAGAGATAATAGCTGCAATCAACTCTGCCATGCAGAACTATAACTCGAGCAACTACGACCCGCTTGCGTTTATGAACGCATTCGGTTTTTCAACCAACCCGACCTTCTTTGGGAACACAATCTCAACTATGTCTGATGATGGTGTTTACCGGCGTCAAGCGGTTAAGGACCGCGACACTGGAGAAATCCGCTACGTCAATGTTCCGATCAATCCTCAAGGCGGTATAAACGCTTACCGCACAGAGCGTCGTGGTGGTTTTGGTAGTTTAATATAAGGAAGCCGCTATGAGCTTTTCATCAATAATTGACGCAATCACTGACAACCCTCTTGATGCTATCGAGGGTATCCTAAAAATTCGAGGGGCGGTGCAGTCTAACAATGCTGCATCTGCCGCTGGTGACGCGAGCGCAGCATTAACTGCGGCAGAGATTGATCGGAATAATGAGATCGCAGCTCTCTATGCAGAGGGCGGCACTCAGCTTGAAGATAACATTCGTAGGTTATTGGATGAATACGGTTCTTTCGGGCAAGTAACTCCCGATAAAGTAGATACATTCAAGGAATATTTTGCACAACAGCGGTCGGCTGAAGAGGCGGCTAACGTCGCCAAAGTTGACGACATGACTGAGCTCGATGAGATGCGCCTCAAGGGTTATGAGGGCGCTTTCAGAGAGTACGCAGACCAAAGGCTCGGCGGTGCAGAAGATACAGTCTACGGGCGTGACGCCATAGGCATGAACTCAGCGCCGCAAACTCTGGACTTCGCAAGGATGCAAGACGGGCTGACGCAGAAGTTTATGATGATGCGACAGCAGAATACAGCTCGCTCTATGGATGAGCAATACTCTCGAGTTAATGCCCGCATTCCTGAGGGAATGGAAAACTCTACACTGCGTGTTCAAATGGAACGCCAGTTCACAGACATGGCGTCCCAGAAGGCCAATGAGGATATGTTGGCTGCTATCGGCGACGCACAGCAGTACATCTCAGGATTGCAGACTGCTGCGTCTAACCAGCAAAACATGACCAATGCAGAGCGCAACATGCAGCGTAACCTTGTATCGGACACTATGCAGTACGCAACGCAAGGTCTTACCAACACTATCAATGCTGGCACATATGGTTCGGGCTACGCTCAAAACATTAACGCTCAACGCGGTATGGCTATTGATGAGCTAAAAGCGCAGCAGGGTATGCGGAATAACACCGGGATGTCTGATTATCTTAACGGGCTTTCGACCGTAAGCGCTGAAAACAAACTTGCCAATAGCTTCCTTGGGCAAGTCCAGCAACTTGCTACGGCGCCGTACACATATGCGGCACAAGGGCAAAACTCTATCGACAACTCCAACGCATTCTCGGCGCTTTCAAATGCTGCCACTAACGCTAATGCGCTGGCAAGCAGCAACGCTTCATCAGCCGGGAAGTGGTACAACGACTTCAAGATGAATTATTTGTAAGGACTTCGTAATATGGTTTTTAATTTCGGAGCGTTTGATGCAGGCGTAAAGCAAAGCAACGATGAGTTTAAATCTCGGCGTGCAGAAAACGCTGCGCTTTATGGTGACTTTATAAAAAACAACCCGGATGCCAGCGTCGATGAGCGAGCGACCTTTTCCCAAAACCTTGGCGGCAACAGTAACTTTCTAAAGAACGCACTTCCGTCCCGTGACCTTATGGAAAAGAACGTAGCCCGTCGGCAGCAACAACTTGCTGCGGCGGCTACGGCTCGCAAGCAAGCGGCGCTACAAAACAATATTAAGATTGCGGGCCAGTTAGCCGGCGTCTACGGCAACGCCTACATCTCGGGTGGTGAAGAGGGTGCTCTTTCTGCCGTAAAAGAACTAGCGGGCGATGTATTGCCGGAAGCCGCTCTACCTCTCGTGCAGCAGTTTGGTCGCACTAAAGCACAAGAAATAGTAAACCAGCGTATGCAGCCGAAGTTCGACAACTGGAAATTGGCGGGAGCATCTCCCGCTGACATACAGGCTTGGCAGACCACGGTGTCAGAAAGTGCGCAGGATTTACTTGCACCTTGGACGCAACAGGCGAATGCTACCGTCTCAAGTCTACAGGCTGCGGAATACCAGCAAGCATCGGCAGATGCTACATCCGTCG